CATGTTTCGAAAAACACTTGATCGTACGGACTCTCTAGATGTTAGGAGAGTCCCAGCAGCTGTGAAGTCGGCTGTGCCCCAAGACTTCCCTTCCTTTTTATATACCACTCACGCATCCAAAGATCAGCGTGAAGATAAGAAGAGAAGCGTAGCAAACCGACCCTGGCCCCCTGTTATCGAAAGTTCAACATTCTTGCAATTGAGCAGAATGTCGGAGGTTTACCAATTCATTTATAATCAATATGATCGTGATTTCATTTTGGATGAAGAAGATTATTTCTTTTGGTCCAAATTGGAGTCTCTCGGTCTTCTTGAGAAATATTTGAAATGGATAACCGCACGTCTTGTCTCGTTGGTATTGAGACAAGAGGAACTTCCGAAACTTCCTGGACAACTCACAAATTACTTACCATGGATTCCCAAGTATGGTCTTTCGCGTCAAGATGACGCCTACTGGGAAACTCGCATCAAGAGTCGAAGATCATCACGACTCGTTGTATCTTTCGCCTTTTCACTTTTACAAGGAAAAGCCGGCAGCTTGCCTGCGCCTGATTGGTTTATCCATCAGGAAGTCAAAGCAGCCGTGGACCGTTTAACATCAGAGTCAGTTGGTCCTGAAGAGATACTTATTGATGCGCTCGTCATCACGAAAGATGACATAGACAACGAGCTCAAACGAACTGTTCGAGAGGTCTATGGTAAGCAACGGAACACCAAATCAACAACGACGATATCCAAGAAACTTCCTTCCATACGAGCAGGCTTTAATGCAAGTCGTAAGGATGGAGGTATCTTGGGCGAAGTTAATCGTCGCTATGGAGGGTGGGGATTCCAACCTTACAGTTATCTGGACTATATTATGTATACTCCAAGAGGAACTGCTGAGTTGAGATCCATCCTCCATGACGACGATGTTGAAGAATTTTGCAGATCTGTCTGGTCCCGAGCATTGACCGCTGAAATGGACTGTCAACCTATCGGACTCACCGAACCTTTTAAAGTTCGTGTGATCACCTGCGGTGACAGTGATGTCTATTCAGCGGCGGCTTGGTACCAGAAAGATCTTTGGCGGAGTTTAGCTATCCAACCTTATAGTTGTTTAGTAGGACAACCAATCACTCCGGAAATTCTTCGTTCTTTCGCGTCGTTGTGCGACATGAATGATGGTAAACAGTTCATCTCAGCCGATTATCAGGCTGCGACCGATCATTTTGATTCTCACTCCTCCGAAGTTGTCATATCGGAGATCTGTCGAGTCAAAGGATGGTCCTTGGAAGTTGAACTGCTTTTGTGTCGCGCATTAACCCGACATCGGATTCATCATAACGATGAAGTACGTG